ATTATTCTTGAAAAAACCTTAGAGTCCTAATTTTTGGCGGGAATTTTTTTTCGACTTTTTGGGAATTAAAAGTCGAATTTCATTTTAACCCCCATCAACTTGGCATCCTACCATCGCACCACTGACAATACCCAGAGGGATTGCCCACCAGCGACCATCACCACGAGACATAGCAGCACCTGCTCCACCACCTGCAATACCACCGATGATAGAACCTTCGATGCAGGAGTTATCATCTACATGACCATGACCAACGTTAGGATGATGATGTTCTTCACGACGATGATAACGACGGCAAGGAACCTTGACTCGCTCTCGATATGACTTCACATATCCAGGAGACTTACTCGTGCCAGGAACATACTCTTCACGATATTCATTGCGATAACATTTTTCCTCACGAGCATAACCTCCTTGAGATTCATATGCTTGGCGATTACTACGATCACCAATACTCTCAGCACTAACAGGTAGAGCAGAGAGCATCATCAGAGTTGCGAGTGCAAGTTTCATTGGTCTTCAATCAATTTGACTTTGTAGATGGTAGTCTTTGCTTGCTTCTTTGCGAAGTACAAGTCCATTCGTTTCTTCAAATAATATAGAGCAACCAGAACGATGATGAACTGGATGCCCTCTTCCCAACTCATGTTCCAGGCATCTACCAGGTCAAGTTGGGCTTGGGCAAACAGGTTCATTCTTTCTTTTCTCCTTTGTTGAATCCAAAAGGACCGAGTTTATCTTTGACTCGTTCCTTAAGCACCTGTGCAGACAGTGCTTCCATAACTTTCAAAACATCTTCTGCTTTAGCACCTAATTGAAGGCGCTCTTTTACGAAGTCGTATTTCTGAAAGAACTCGTCAGAGACGAGTTTATAATCATCAACAGTGATTGGTTCAGTCATCAATCCTCCTCAGCAAGTTTAGCGAAGTAAGACAGAGTGTCATCTTCATCTTCTACAGGGGAAGAAGCGACTGCTTTCTCACGGAAGTCCTTGACTTCAGCACCCCAATCAGGTTGATTAGAGGGAGTGATGTCAGGAGAGTTGAAAGAACCGCGACCTTCAGACTCGTCCTCAAGGGACTCATCAACAGGACGTGCGGCAGGTGCAGTCTTACCAAGCACCAGGTTCAGACGTGCTTGAAGTTGCTCGTAAGACTTGAAGTTCTTAGAGTCTTCAAACTCTGCAAGAGAGTATGCTTGATTCCAAATACCTTCGAGTTTGTCGTCGTCGAAACCACCCAGAACAGCGGCGGAAGCGAACTCAGACTTGTCGTAATTCCAGTAACCGTCAACCTTGCGGATCTTCAGTTTGAAGTCAGCACCAGTCCAGAAGTTGAAAGGATCGACAGGGGTCTCGTCTTGGAATGCAGGTTGCATTGCTTCAACGAGTTTGTCAAAGATCTTCTTACCGAACTTGTAGAGGAAGACGCGACCCTCGTTCTCAGGGTGAGCAGGGTCTTGCACAACATAGATGTTGGCATAGTAGGAGAGTTTGCGCTTTTGAGCACGAGCGATCTCCTTATCGCTATCGCGACCACTGTTCCACAGGGTGCGATTCAGTTCACCAACGGGATCATCCTTGCCGATGGTAGTGAGAGAGTTCTCAATGTACCATTGACCACCAGGACCTTTGAAGGCGTGGGACCAGACCTTTGCCCATGGCATTTCTTCGCCATTGGGTGCAGGGAGGAAGCGAATGACTGCGTAACCGTTGCCCGACTTATCCATCTCGGGTTTCCAGAAACGCTCATCGGCGGAAGAACCAGCAGCGGGTTGGTTCAGTTTCTCAATCTCACGAGTGAGTTTTGCAAAGGTGTTGCCAGCAGACGACGCCTTCTTGAGAGAGGCAAAAGACATGTTCGTATTCTCCGTATTAGTTGTGTGGGTTGTGTATTTGCTACTGGATCATCGTAGCATACTATTTAGTCGCGGTCAACCTCCAGTTGTGCCGCTTGTTCAAGTGTCATGACCATAGCGTCCATGCACTCAAGGAGGTCTGAATAACCAAATGCCTGAGAAAGGGCATTGATCCTGGTCTTCATGTCAGCAGCTTCAGAATCCTCTGCTGCTGCCAAGCACAGTCTACCATAAAATGTCCGTTGTTTGTCGATCAGACCCTTACAATCTTCAATGTGATCTAGTTTTTCTCTTTTGTTCATGTTTCCAAGTTTGGAAGTCATTGATGCGACCTCCTGATAAGTTTCAAAGATATCCTGAAGATTCATTTGAACTTGTTCTGACTTAAAAAAACTCATAGCTTCGTCCTAATTACTGTTAGTATCACTTGTCTGTATTTGGAGCAATCAATATCCAAAAAGGGTTTGTAATTTAATACTCGTTTCTTAATGTCTTTCCAAATAGGATCTGACAATTTCTTATCAAACCGTCCAACATATCCTAAACATCTCTCAAATACAACCAATGTCTCTAGTGATATTTCTCCTGCCAAATAATGTCTGAGGAGACGTGGATGTGATCCTTCCTTTACTTCAAAGAGTTTGTCGAATTTATCTTGATAGGGTGCTTCAAAGTATGTAAGCAGGAGATCAACGTCCTGTCTAAATTTATAAGAGAAAGACTCTTGATTTACTTTCCATTTGGTGTAATTTCCGTCACTAAAAGACTTAATATATCCCTTAGGATCATGCATAAAATTAGCGACAAAGTAATTCAGGACTTCAGATCCATCGTACTTTGTCGCTAATTTTTTAAAGAAATAACGATCGCGCCGTTCTTCAAATGCTTTTTCAGAAGCATTTACTTTGCCTCTGTATTTTACATAATCATAAGTGTCAGTAGTGAAGTGATTTTTCAATGCAAGATACATCTTATACACTTCAAATCCAGTCACAACGGTAGAACTCCTTTAGATCGTTTCTTCATATAGTTTAGACGCTCTGCTTCATGACGCAAGCGTTCTTTGAGAGGTTTGGACATCAGTTTAGGAACAGTGTCGATTTCGATCTCATTCTCTTGGCAGTAAGTTACTACTGCTTCAATGTAAGTAATAAGACCATTGCTACGCTTTACCAAACGTTCAATCTCCATCGAAAACTTGGTTGGCGTTAGAAATTTATCCTCTAGATTTTTTTCAGGCATGGATTTTTCCCCTGACAAATTCTTCGATATAGGATTTAAGTAATTGTAAATAGTCATCAAGATTGTACTTCTGAAATACTTGAATAGTTCCCTCTTCAGTGGCGATAAGTGTGACAATTTTCTTTACCTCTAATCCTGAACGCTCAAGAAACATCGCTGCATATGCAGTCTCTTGCACAAAGTAGTGCTCGATATGATCTTCCTTCTTTTCTTTGGTTGAAGTTTTAAAATCGATTACTGCCAACTCGCCATCAAATTCAGCAATACAGTCTACTCGACCAGCTAAACCAAGATAGTGAGAATATAAAAAAGTCTCTAGGCAATGAATGTTGTTAATACGATTCAGCGTAGACTTTGCTGACTGAAACATTCTAACAGACAATGGATTATTTTCCAAGTATCTGTCTAAGTTCAGTTCACCTTTGAAATAGTCTTCGGAGATTGCATGGAATGCGGTTCCCCTTTGTGTTGCTCTAGCAGTAATGCGATTCGCTTCTGTTTCACCAATACGAGCTCTCCACTTTTGGAAGAACTGAGCGTTCTTGAACGATGTGATAGAAGTTACACTTGGATAATATTTATCTGCCCCAGGAATGGGGTAGAAACGGGTACCATCACGATCAACTGCATCGACCTCCACATGTTCATGAAGGTCAACATCAACAAAATTAAACATCAGAATCCTAGATTATATTTGGTAAGGAGATAGGACTTAACCAGACCAGAACGAACGATATCTTCAATACCAAATTCTACACAAGTAAACTCACGCATATTCTGTAGAATCTTAATGAAGTCTGCGATACCAGACTTCTCGTTCTCTTTTACAAGATCAGTTTGTGTGATGTCACCACACATCATAATCTTAGAGTCTTCACCGATACGAGTAATCATTGAATCCAGTTCATGGAAATTGAGATTACTAAACTCGTCTACAATAACAATACAATTATCAAGGGTAACACCTCTGATAAAACTTGTGGACCAAAAACTAATAGTTTCCTGTGCTCTAAGATTGTCATAGAGCATATCAAATGAATTGTCATCAGGCATACTGAACATGTATCGAACCATGTTCTTGTATGGAATTTGATAAAGTGCAGACTTATCTTCATGATCTCCAGGAAGGAAACCAATTTCTCTGGTAGGAACCAGAGACCTTACAATGTATATCTTATCATAAGGTGTAGATTCGTCAAGTACTTCTTGCAAAGCAAGATATAAAGTGATGAAAGTTTTACCCGTGCCCGCAGCACCATGCAGCAAAATGTTCTGTCCTTCAGCATACTGCTGGAACACGGTCTCCTGATTAGGAGTCAATGGATTAATAGGCACCATGTAAGATGCATCAATCGGTTTCTTCCTTTTGATTTGTTTAGCAGTCATGTGAGGAGGTACAGGATTGCTGGTTGTGTTACGCTTTCTTGCTCTTGCCATATCAAGTATATCGACTCAAGTTTGAACGGGGGTGTGCTTTCTGCACTTTGGACATCACTTCTTTGAAACCATCAGACTGTTTGGGTGTGCCGTAGGTTAAACCTCCGACACCTGCCTGCCAATCTTTGTCCCAATCAGGATTATCTTTTTTCCACTGATCGTATTCTTTCATAGTCATGGAGAGAGTTTTTGTTTCTCCAGTCTCTTTATGTTTTACAGGATATGTAGGCATTTAACAGTCCTCCTCTTTGTTGAATTGTTTGCGGCACTTCTTCAGTTCCTTCATCTCATCTTTAATCATCTGATATGCATCTTCAGAATTAATTCTCCTTGCCATTTCCATAGCAGTGATCATTTCAACTCTGGTTCCGAAATGTTTGAGTGCTTCCTCAAAACAATTTAGCGATTCATACATACCCATCAGTCAATCCTCAGAGACGGTTGTAGACAATCACAATCGTCTAGTTTTTCAGGGCATCCACAGTCGCCCTCAGGGCACCACCCAAGCGCCTCAGAGACGACTGGGAACTGACAGATGAAATGCTGCTTACACAGTTCAGCAATGTCCATATGCTCCTTCTGGGTGCCGTTGGCAGTCCTCAGATTGATATAATGGATCCATGACCTGAGATTTCCTGTCATGTACAATTTTGTCCCTACGGCGAGGGGAAGCACAAAACGAGCACACTCCTTTGCGATTCCCTCATCAAGCATCTGCTGGTATAGTTCCATACCTGCTTTGAAATGATGCTGCATCAAGATCTCGTATTTTTGCTTAGTAAACGGGTCAATAGCATCGATAGAATTCTGCCGATTCTTGTGGTCCTGAAGACGGAGTTCTGGGAGCGAGATCGTCTCACCGAGTAAGGAGGAATCAGCATAGCGTTGGGAAAACTCTTGGAAGCAAAATGAACGATGACGTAGGATTTGAGCTGCCAGACCTCTAGTAGTAGAGATCTCCAGGGTCATCGTTGCTTGTTCAAACACAGACCAGTGTCCATGCTTGATACAATACTTCAACAGTCCTGCAACCTTAGGGTTGTCCTGATTTGCAGGATTGCTTACACGAGCAATATAACCGATTGTCTTCTCTGCATCAGGAGTAACAGATACTAAGCATACTTTAGTCATTCTTGTCAATAAAAAGTCGGGCGAGGATGTACAAACCAAGTGCTTTTAAGTATCCAATTGCAGGGACACCAAAACTACCTGGCAGAATAGAGTTCCATATTAGCATAATCATAAGAGGTTTGACAAAAAATGCAACTGCTCCAGCAACTGCTTTTACTGCTTCCTCTTGCTTTTGCTTCTTATCTAACTCTTCTTGCTTTAGTTCTTCTTCTTTTTCTTGCTCCTCAAAGGCGCGTTTATCAAAATAGATAGTCACTTTTTCTTTTTCTTTTCGTTTGGATCGTTCCATAATTTGGGATTTGCTCTACCTTCAGATTGGGTCATGTTGACAAAATCATACCGATACAAGTCCCAATAATAATCAAAGATATCAACTTGCTTTCCAGCAGAAACTAGATCGAACTTAGTCATACCATCTTGTTTGTATTCAACCAAATAGGCAGTGTAAGGAAAAGATCTATCTTCAGCAAGAGATGGATCACAATCTTGCCGAAGTATTTTTACACCCTTCCCCATCAGGAACGACCTCCCCACTCGATACTAGGAAATGCTTCGCTAATCACTGCTTTAGTGATTCGCTTATACTTATCGTTGATACGTCCGTCTTTGGCAAGAACAAGAAGTTCTGCCTCTTCTGCAGACAATCCTTCCAAGAGTTGTACAAACATCGACTCACGCTTCAAGGAAGGCAAGTTATCTGCACCACCTTTGAAGAAACGATAAAGACCACGATACTCCTGCTCAAGACGAGTATGATCCGTCCCAACAGGAGCATCATTTGGAGTGTAAGGCACATCACCTTCTGGAAGCATCGAAATAATGCTCTCATCAAAGTTGATGATCAACATCTGCCTGAGAGCAGTGCTGTTATGTTTCTGAAGCAAAGAAATCTTCTCTGCCTTAGTTTTTGCATTAGAGACCTTTCGTAAGATCTCACTAATAAGCAACCTTGAGTTGCTATTTTCAATCGATCGTGTAGGCATAATTTAAATCTCCTTTAATCATTCATCATCCTCATCTTCAAACTCAGTCCAGTATTGTGTGTCTGGTCTGATATAGATGAGATCATCATGTAACATGTTACCATCTTCATCGAACATTTCAGGATGCGTAACTGATTTGGCATATGCCGCGTTCTCGATGAAGTCTTCAACGTATCCTTTTGCTAACCAGGACAATGTAATTCCTAATAAAAATGCTCCAAGGACTACTAAAACTACCAGTGCAACTAACATGGTTTCCCCCTATAAAAAGTTTACAATAATCTGGAAACCAACCCTCCTATGTTTTGAACTCAAGATTATTTAGTGTTAAATCATATTGTTTTCTCTAAGATATTTGACCGACTCAGTGCATCCACCAAGACGTTTTGAGTCTAGCAGAACTTGAGGGAAAGTGCTACCAGGACCAAACTGTTTGTAGAAATCTTCGCGAGTAAATTCTCTATTGAGTTTGTGTTCGACATAAGGCAAGTTCTTAGCAGCAAGCACTTGCTTGATCTTTGTGCAATAAGGACAACCGTCCCTAGTATATACAGTAAATGTCATAATAATCTCTGATGAAAAAGGGACCTCATAGAGGTCCCATTGGGTGTTCCGACTAATGTAGAGACCGCACGAAAGGTCTCATATTATATATCAGAAACTCCAGGTTGCACCAACCTTAGTTGCATAACCGTTGTCGGCATCATCAACGCCACCAGCGAATGCGAATTCACCGTAAATGGAGAGTTCCTCAGAAGCAGCGACAGATGCGCCAACCTTACCAGAGAGAACGGTGTCGCTTTCACCACCATCAACAGTGACGAAGCTAGGACCAACCTGTGCGTAGTAGCCTACAGCACCGACTTCGCCAGCGTAGCCCACATGAGCGTCTGTCGTTGTACCAGTGTAATCCGAGCCAGTGAAACCCGAGTTTGCCTCTACGTTAACGTAGGGACCAGCAAGGGCAGGTGCTGCAAGCAGGGGTGCAGCGGCAGCAAGTGCGATTGCAGATTTGATCATTGTTTTTTTACCTTTTAGTTACTTGCGGAATGGTTACCCGCAGATTGAAGCAGACTCGACTTGTCTGCGTTGGGGATAATTATAACACATACCTGAAGAAGTGGCAAGTGTTACAATTTTGTAACGTTACGAGAAAGTATTTATACTTCTTTTTTCTTCTCTAACCGTGCTTTCTCAGCATACTCATTTGCTTTCCTTCTGGATTCTATAAGTTTTTCTTGTAGTTTAAGTTTTTGCTCGTAGTATGCATCAGGATTTATTTGAATGTTTGTCATAACATCCATAGGATCTACAATAAGTTCAAACTCAGCATCATCATCACCAAGAATTTCTCTCAGTTCTTTTGGTAGTTCTTCGTTTTTAATCTTTGGTAAATCCATTAGACTCTCCTGGTGTCACAGTTGTCGTAGTTACCAGCAAGACCACCTCTAGATATTTGAAGTGCTTGCTCACCAGAACCATTGGGAGGTGCGGTGATGTAACTATTATAGATTGCGTCAGTTAATACTGTCAAGCTAGTATACATCGAATTGGATGTGAAATCATTTATCCATCCATCGAATCCTGCAGGTTCAGGGAATCTTCCAATGGTATTCAAATACATGCTGAAGATAGTTGACGCCACTGCAGTGTAATTAGTTTGGAATCCAGATCCAGAGAAGACTGTTTCCAGTTTATATTGAGGTTGCAACTGGGTGATGAAAGAACCTTCCTGAACTGTACCATCATTGTATAAGAGATATCCAACAAATCCAACCCCAAAGTCAGAGAATGCAGTCTGAACAGCACAGTTACTTACAGGAAGATATTCATACAAAACATCATCTCTAGTGTTCCAAATCATATTGGATGGTCCAGGTGCAGATCTCTTTGTTGAATTTGAGATCTCACTTGGTCCATTACCGCTGATATTTCCAACAGTAACTTGAGCATTACAATCATTTCCATCAAAATCTTTGAAGCAAAGTTTCTGCCCATTGTTCTGAACAGTGAATCCACCAGTATTATTAAATGCCTGAAGTGTATAAGTCTGTCCACCCTGAAGAATGACAGTCTGATTAGAACTACCACTACTAACACCCTGAGTTTGAGTAAATTCGAGGGGCACAGTTCCAGCACCTACTTCCCATCGAACAGTGCCAAGTGCTTGACCATATGTGTTTGGATTGTCATCCCATTCAAAATTAAATTGAACACTAGCAGTTCCAGTTCCACCTACAACAATATCACCATTAGAATTAAAGGATACAGATATTGTTGTTGATTGTGTCATCAATTTCCATGCAATACCTCCAGGATTGTTACCCCAATCATCAACTGTATTTGGTTGATTAGTAACTACTGTAGTAATTGTGTTAGGACCAGAATTTAATGTGGGCGTATATGTTGTAGTGCTTGTAAATGAAGTTACAGTTCCCAGACTAGTTCCATTGACACTGATATCAGCCGTGTTGTCTGCCTGCACTTGTAAGTCATATGTTCCTGTTTCTGGAATGTTCACTGTCCAGGTAGCAGTTTGTGGGATACCACTTAAAGTATCATTGTTACTGGGGAACACCGCATACTCATTCATGAAGTCTGACCATGCTGGATGTGGACCAGATGTTCTCCATGTTACTGCAGTTCCACCAGTACAACCACTTCCTCTACAGAGTTTCAGATACCATCCACCAGGATTTCTATCCCAACTATATGCTAACCCAGTTGGATCTCCATTTGCATCTTGAAATCCAGCATCTGAGTTAGTGCAATTGACAACAATCTTAAGTTGACCTGCCGTAAGTGTTCTGGTGTGAGTGTAAGGAGTTGTCAATGCTCCTCCTGCAAAGATACCACCCGCTCCACTAATCACAGGAGTGGTTTCATCATTATAAAATACATTAAAATTATCATCAGCACCACCAACAAGAGTATAAGTATCTGCTGCAGGAATATCTACAAGATATGTGACGTTTTGCTGTAGTCTAGGTAAAGTACAAATCTCAGGGTTTACCCAAACTGCATACTTATTACCCTCATCAGACCAATATCCAGGTTCATTTGGAACTGTCGATGAAGCAGCTGCACCATCAATTCTGAAATTCACATTACAATCATCATCATCCAAGTCAAAGAAACAAACTCTCTTTCCACCATCAACAATTTGAAACCCACCATATCCAGTTCCGCCAGCAATAGCAAGTGGATAATTATTACCTGCTGTAATACCGATTGTCCCCGAGTCTTCTCCTCGCTTTCCAGTTTGATAAAACGTAAGACCACCAACGGAAAGAGAACTTAACGCTGTTCCCGCAGTGTTCGGATTATCTTTCCACTGAAATGTCAGACCAATATTAGCATTACCAGATCCATTAGTTTCTAACGTAATAGAATCTCCTGGTGATCCATCACCAGTTGTTGTAAATACTGCACCATCAATAGCAGATGTAGAAGATGGTCCACCACTATTGACAGGAAATGTAACTGGTGAAGACTTTTCTACTAACTGTTTGAGGACAAAAGATCCGTCAGGCAGATAAAATCTTTGAGGTATGATATTGATATCTGGATCATGGGGAGAGCACGACTCTGGTCCCAATACGATGTCTTCAAGTTCATCATCTAGTCCCCAAGGAGTAACAGAGTTTGTTGCCCAATCGTATCCACCTGGTCCTAATGGCGATGGAAGACCAGCATCTGGGTTAACAAAAACATCCTGGCAATCATAATACTCAACACTACCATCTGCTAAAGTTCTTGTCTTACATCTTCTAGTAAGAATTGCCCTAACAGGACCACCCATGACTTGATCCATGTCTGGATACTCAATTGGTCCATAAGTGACAACACGTCCATCACCTTCATCGACTAATTCTCTGATAGGATCTGGAGCATCAGGTCCAGCAATATCACATACTGGACCCATTGGTCCTTCTGGGTAATAGTATGTGGGCATAAATCAAAAGACTGTGTATATTTTATTTATTTCTCGGTGACCAAGGGAAGTTTGGAAGTCGGCAAGCTTGTCCCATCAAATCTGGATGAAAATTACCAAAGAATACAAAATTAATTAAAAATCTTGATTTAACATTTGTAGGAGTATGTCCAGTATGTTTAAAGTGACCAGGGAATGCCATAAATCTATTCTCTTTACACTCTACTTGTACAATCTCTCCTGTATCCATGTTTTTAATTTCAGTAGGTCCATCACTATCATTTAAATACATGATGGCAGAATAATATGGATCATAACCATCCATCTGCGGAAGATCTGTATGGATACCCATTCTCTTATTCTCAGTTTCTGATGGGAATATACAGTTTACTTTACATCTCCACATAAATGGCATGATAGAAATAAAAGGTGTCATTGTATAAAAATCATCATCTACTCCCTGAGGAAGTCTACACAATATCTTTACTACTTGACAATTAAAAATATCATCATACAAATCTTCTCTACTAACACTGTCTACATATGAATTCAAACAAATTTTATAATCAACCTTACCACTATAGATGAAAAACTGCTGCAAGTAATCCAGATATTCAGGAGAAAGAAAATTATCGTAAATTAAAATATCATCAATTTTAGTGGGGGGTGGCAGGTCCATAAAAAAAGAGGGTTGTTACACCCTCTAATTATATCACAGTGCGTTGCCTCTTGGCAACACTTCTTCTGGGAAGACAAAGTTTTCGTGAGGTTGATCAACTGGGGCCAACCAAGCACGCAGACCTTCATTCAAGAGGATGTTCTTTGTGTAGAAGGTCTCGAACTCTGGATCTTCTGCTGCTCTGATCTCTTGGGAGATGAAATCATAAGCACGAAGGTTGAGAGCAAGACCAATAATACCGATGGAACTTGTCCAAAGACCCATAACAGGAACAAACAACATAAAGAAATGCAACCACCTCTTATTGCTAAACGCA